CTCATGACCCCCGGGTGGCGGACCGTCTCCTACCGGGTCGAGGCACCGACCGGGCAGGCCCAGTGGACCGATCCGAGCAACGTGCGCAAGCTCGGGCACGTCGACTTCCTCGAGACCAAGAAAGAGCACAAGGCCGCCTACTACGGCGTCAAGTACAGCTACACGGTCCCGGAACTGTGGGAAGCCAACAAGCTCGGCGTCGACGTCATCTCCAAGCGGGCCGACATCGCGACGCTGGTCCTGGACAAGTTCCGCGAGCGGACCACAGGTTGGGGCGACAGCAACCTGGCGATCCCTGGGCTGTTCACGCTCGGCGACGCGCTGCTCGCCAACGGCGGCGCGCCGTTCTCCGGCGGCACGGTGACCGCGGTCAACATGATGCGGATCCTGCAGGCGATCAACGACCTGTACTTCCGCGCCAACGACGAGATGCCTCCGACCGACGCGATCATCCCGCGTGCGGACATCTCGGCGATGAAGCAGACCTTCTTCGACAACAACAACATCGGCCAGTCTGTTTGGGAGCGGGCGCGGGGCGAGTTCGAGTGGATTCGCAACGCACGCGAGACTGAGCGCCTTTCGACGGGCTCGCCGTCCGGCAACCCCCGCTGGGTGCTGTGGTCGAGCGACTCGCCCGACGAACTCTACAACGAGCACACCGAGACCTTGGTCTTCGGCCCCTTCCAGGACTACATGAACGTCGAGTTCGTGCTGCTCCGTCGGCAGGGCGGAATCGTCTCGAAGCGCCCCGAGCGGGTGCTGTACATCGACTTCAACGGGTGAGCATGGCACGCAAGAAGAAAGCAGAAACCAGCATGTCCAAGACCATCGTCATCGACTACCGCGGGCGCGCGTCCAAGCAAAAGGGCCAGCGCCCCGTCGAGCACACCTACTCGCCGTTCATCGTCAACCTCTACGAGGACGGCGTGGCCGAGCTCGTGCTGCACCCGGGCATCAACGTCCTCGACCGCGAGCACTTCGAGATCTACAAGGCCAAGAGCAAGGACATCTCGCGCCGCTTCGGCAACGAGATCGTGGACATCACCAACGACCTCCCGTCGGTTCGCGACCTGACCATGGGCAGCGTCGACCACGGCACCGGTGGCGTCATCGCTCGGACGATGCACCCCGAAGGGCTCGCGTGGCTCGAGGGCCAACTCGGCAAGATCTCCGACAAGGAGCAGCGCAACGAGGTCAAGGAGATGATCGAGTTGCGCCGACCCTACGCTCGGCCCGTCGCGTTCACCCCCGAGCCGTTCCGGTCGCACCGTGGGATCGACGAGCGCGATGCCGCGGCTGGCCGCTCGGCGGCCACGGCCTGAGAGGTGAGCGATGGCGTGCGATGCCAACCTCGATGACCTGCCCCAGTTTGACGATGTCCCCGACGCCGTCAAACAGGTAGTGATCGACATCGCCACCGACATCGTCCTCGGGCCCACGGAGTGCCACACCAAGAACGAGGCGCTGTGGAAGTGCGCCTGTCTCAATGCGTGCGTGGCGATCAAGATGCTCGCCGCGCACATCCTCTCCGTCGACCCCGATATCGGGACAGGCTCGGTCACGGTCGTCTCGGAGCGCGTCGGCGACGTCTCGGCGACCTACGCCAACACCAGCAGCTCTGCTGGGTCTTGGGGCGACTCGATCTACGGGCGCCTTTACTCCTCCCTCGCCGCCCGCTTCGCGAAGTTCATGGGCGGACGAAAGACCTTGCCGCTCGGCATCGGCGGCGCGTTCGGATGTTGACCCATGGCCCGCAAGCAAACCGACAAGAACCAATATGACCCGGCGGACGTGTCCGAGGCGAACTCCGATCAGAGTCAGGCCGAGGTGGTCGCTGGGCAAAAGCTCGAGCGCATGCGGACCGAAGATGGCCACGTGTTCGTGGCCTACTTCGGGCTGAAGCCGAGCGAGACGCAGCGCCAAGCGCTCGCGCAGCGGGCGAAGGGAATCAAGGAGTCCGTCATCAACGGCCTGATTCAGGATCAGAAGCTGACCGAGGACGACATCCGCAAGAAGACGCCGCGGGGCGTGCATGCCATGGCGCTTGCTGTCGAGCAGGCCGAGAAGCACGTGGCGATGTACGTCGCCCAGACACTCCCGCCTCTCGTCGTCGAGTGCGATGGCCGGGCTGGCCACTCGTCCATGGTCACGATCCGAGGCGGCGTGTCGAGGATCCCAGCGTCGGCGTGGAAGTTGCTCGAGTCGCACGGGAGCAGTGTGATCAAATCGGCGATCACCGAGGGTCGCATCCTATCGCCGGCCGACACCGAGTCGCTCGCGTCCACCAAGGACCAAGAACGCCTCGAGAACCTGGTCCTGCGCACCCACTGCCCCCACGGTCTCGTGTGGCTGCACGGCCGAGAGGTCGCGCGCGGAGGAGGCAACGCGTCGCGCAAGCGCATCCTCGATGCCTGCCTCGCCAAGGCCAAGCGGATGGGCATCGCCGTCGAGAAAGCGAGTTGATCCTTGAGCCCCGTGACCATCACTGACATCGACATGGGCTGGGACGCGTACGTCTCGGGTATGGAGATCGTCGACGGCGCGATGGTCGAGGCTGGCCTGCTCGAACCCGAGCAGGCGCAGAAGGGCGCGTGGAACGAGCTCGGAACGCGCACGATCCCTGCGCGCCCTTGGATGTCAATCGCCGGCGACACCAACGTCCCGGTGATCTTCGGCGTTGGCGCCGAGGCCATCGGCGAGATCGCAGACGGCGGCGTGCCGTACACCGCGCTCGACAAGATCGGCGACACGGTCGTGGACCTCGAGCGCGAGGTCCTCTTGTCCGGCATGACCGGCGGCCCTCCCCTGGCGCCGTCGACCGTCCGCAACAAGGGCTCAGACGTGAAGCTGATCGATACCGAGGCGATGATCGACTCGCTCGACCACGAGGTAACGCTGTGACGACGCGGCTCGCCAAGACGATCAACAAGGTGAGCGGACCACACACGGTGACGCGCCGTGCCGCCGTCGCGTGGGTCAACGGTCGTCCGGTCGACAACGGCGAGGTTGCGGCGACCGTCGACTTGGCGCTGCAGCGCGTCACGTCTCGTCCGATCAGGCTCCAGCGGTTGCCTGACGGTGACCAGACCGAGGGCGAGACGCGTGTGTGGGTGACCCTCCGCAACCTCGCCGCGGCCGAGGACATCACCAATCCTGGGGTTCCGCTCGGCTGGACCGAGCTTCAGACCGCGCCGCCCGAGCGGACCGAGGGTCCGCCTGGCGACCTGATCGACGACGGCTTCGGCCGGCGCTTCGAGGTGATCGAGCGCCTCGGTTGGGACGAGTCGCAGACATTCACCTCGCCTGGCGTCGCGCAGTTTCAGCGCTACGTGGTCGAGGAGCGGGGGGCGACACCGTGACCGCAACTGGTTCCCAGCGGCGCGCCAAGGCGGAAGCGATCGAGGGCCTCTCTGCGGAGGCGTGTCCGGTATGCCGCGGTTCAGGGGTCCTCGTGAACAACGGGGAAGGACTGCATCCATGTCACGAGCCATACGGCGACGTGTTGCCAAATTTGGTGGGCGGAACGATCGTGAAGTTGGGTGAAATGGCGGAGTGTCCGAAGTGCAACGTCGCCGTTGACGACCCTGAGCATCCGGCCGGGGCCATGCGGGGGCTGGCCGACATCGAGAGGCTCGAGGAGCGGGGGGCAACGCCGTGAACGAGCCGATCGCATGGACGCAGGTCGAGGACGCGCTCACCAGGTGGGTGCGCCTGTCCACTGGCTTCGCCGACACCGATGTCCGGCTCGTCCCTCAGCGTGCGACCGGCGCGGCACGAGGGCCATCACCGAAGGTCCAAATCTCCCTGCTCTCGATGCTGCAGCGGAGCAAGGTGATGCGCCGTCGCTACGTGCAGACCATGCGCCAGCGGTACACCGTGACCGCCGACGGCCCCGGCACCGTCGGAGTCGACTTCTACCCCGACGTCTCGCTGGTCCCGCAGTCGATCGCGTACGTTGCCGGGCCCGGCGAGGACCCGGCCTCGAGCGCGGCTGGATTGCTCGCCGAATTGGTCGCCAACCTTCCCGCGGGCTACAGCGCAAGCGCTGATCCCGAGGACGCCGCCAGCGTGCTCGTTGACGGATCGGACAACGAGCCCGTCTTCGCCGCGCTCCCGCTCGACGCGGGGCCCGGGCTCGACCCGATCACCACGGTCGCAGACGCCATCCCGAGGGTCGCGGACCTGCGCCTCGTGCAATTCAGGTTCGTCTGGCGGCTCGATTTCCGGTCGGACGCGACCAACGGCGCGTCGCAGGCGTCCAACGCGAGGATGCGCTGCCAGACGCTCCGCGAGGATCTGCTCGATCCGGTCATGCGCAGCCTCGGATTCGAGTCCGAGGGCACAGCCGCGACGACCGCGGCGATCACCCCGGACCGCGTCGAGAGCCTCGCCGTCTACGACGTCGCGTTCCGCGGCCACATGGCGCTCGCCGTCGCTCGGGTCGTCGGGCGAGCGCTCGCATTCAACGTCACCACCCAGCAGGCCGCATGAGGATCCTATGACGCTCGCACTCTGGAACCAGGTTGTCACGACACTCGAAGCGCCGAGCACTCCGCCGGAGAACTTCATCAAGATCCCCGGCATCCCGAGCTCGACGGCGACAGGCCTTGCCGCGTTCGCCGGCATCTCCGCCAAGCAGTACGCGACGATCGAGCAGATGACCGACGACGGATTCGCCGAGTCCTCGTTCGAGGTGCTCTCGGCGACCAACTTTCTCGCGCAGGACACTCCCCAGGGCGAGGCCGTGACGCGATGGGTCGTGATCGCGCTGCAACCGTTCGTCGCGCAGGTCGACGAGTTCACCGTCGAGGCGAGCGACGACGGGACCTACGAACTCTACCTCGCGCCGGCGATCGGCCTGAGCCCGACCCTGGCGGCGTCGTTCGTCGCGGCCGCCAACACGGTCACCGAGATCAAAGACGGCCTGATCATCAGCTTCAACGGCGGCGCGTTCGCGGCTGACTTCACCGCGGCCGACGTCGACGTCGACTCGGGCTCGGTCACGGCGAACACCGCCGGGCAGGCGTTCGTGCTGACCGGCGAGGGTCCCAACGGGACGAGCGATATCACGGTGCTCAACTTGACCCCCAACAGCGGCCCGGCGGACTCGTTGGACCCGGGCTTCGAAGAGGAGCCGTTTTGGGGTGTGATCCCGGAGCCGGGGATCGCCGACGGGCTCTGGTACGAGTACTCGCGCTGGGCGGAGGACAGCCCGGGGGTCTTCTCGACGCGGCGCAACGTTCTGTTCCTCCAGACGAGCGAGGCCGGGATCATCGACCCGCTCGACACGGACAACCTTGCGCTGACCCTCCAGGTGCTCCAGCGCAAGCGGACCTTCGGCGTCTACCACGTAAGCGACTCGGACTACATGAGCGCCTCGGTGTTCGGCCTGTACGGCGGTCAGCAGGCCGGTCGTCGAGCCTTTCACCTGCGTGAGATCATCGGCACGACCCTCGTCGGCCCGGGTACGCTCGGGCCCGACGTGTTCACGCTGGCGGTGGGGATGTTGCTCAAGGAGCGCAACTTCGGATGGATCGAGCGCGACGGCAACGCCAACACCGATCCGGCCCGCTTCGCCTGGGGACAGGGATCCGGAGGGTTCTTCGCCGAGCAGGTGCAGGCCGAGGACTTTTGGTGGTTCGACGTCTCGAACGGGATGCTCGAGATCCAAGCGTCCGAGGATGGGTGGACCCTCGACGGGCCTGGCATCCAGAAGCTCGTCGCGCGCGTCAAGCAGAGCAACGACACGCTGGCCAGCTTCAACCCGCCGGTGGTCGACAGCAACAACACCTCGGTGACGTTCGTCCCGCTCAGCGAAGTCCCGCTCAGCGAGCAGGCGGTGGGCGACTACCAGACCACCGGTCGCGTGACGAGCGTCGCCACCCTGATCCCGCGTGGCCGGTCGCTGCGCGTGGATGGCGTTTTCCCGACCGCGTGAGGAGACTGAAGCATGGCCAACCAGACGATCATCGTTCGCGTCGAGGACACCGACATCCGCATCGCCGGTCGGCGCATGACGGACTTCCCGCAGGCAGGCACGCTGGTCTCGTTCGAGAAGATCAGCGCCAACGCGACGCACATCGAGGGTCTCAACGGCACATCGACGAACGTCGGCTCCAACGGCCTGTCCTACCGGATGACGATCAACCTCATGCAGCACAGCGACGACGACGTGTTCATGATGGGCGCAGTCGTTGCACTCAAGTCTGGACCCGTCGTGCTGCCGGTCCGTCTGAAGTACGGCGCCGTCGACACGTCGAGCCCTGGCTGCGTGATCGAGACGGAGCCGACACGGGAACATGCGGCGGACGGCTCGCCGATGTCCGTCTACACGCTGACGGGATCGTGGCCCGCCGGCGCGCTGCTGCTCCCACTCGCTGCTCCCGTTCAGCTGACCGAGGATCAGGTTCTCAGCTTCGTCAATGCCTGACCCCCGCACATTCGCGCTCGGCGGCCTCGTCTGGACGATCTCGCCGATGGACTTCGACGAGCAGATCGAGGCGGAGTGCATCTTCGCGCGCACGCTCGGGCCTGCGCTCGGCTCGGCCGTCCGCGTCGGGGTCGCGGGTGTGATCCCGATGTTCATCGACGTGCTCCGCGAGATGGCCGGAAAGGGCGAGCGGTTCAACCTGGAGAACCTGGCCAACCGCTGGCACGCGTTCCTGCAGGACGAGGACGGGACCAGGGATCCGAAGGTGCGCCAGGTCTGGGAGGATTTCCTCGGGGTCTTGTCCGACTCCGGAGGCGAGGCCATCCACGCGGCGGTCTCGACGATCGCCATGCGCGTACACCCCGAAGATGCGCGTCGGCTGTTCGACCTCGCGATCCTGAACAATCGCAAGACCATGGTCGCCACCGACGGCAAGCAGGTGGGCGTCTCCGACATGGGTACGCTCAGCCGACTGCTTTTGCGCGACCCTCGGGCGAAGTGGGAGCTTCTCGGGAAGGCGGTCCGCGTGACCTACCGTCCGGACCACTTTGAGCAGGACGAAGATGAGGACGACGGCGAACAGGCCGAGGGGGCCCAGGGGGATGCGTGAGCGAGTATCGCCAGCCCTGGAATTCGGTGAGCGTGGGTCGCCGCCGTGTCCGTCTGCAGATCCTGGATCCGCAGACCGCGTTCGAGTTTGAGCCTCGTCTGATCGAAGCGCTCGGTGACACGCTGGCGCTGACCGCAGCGGCCCCAGACAAGCTGACCACAGCGGTCTGGCGCCACGCTGCGCAGACCAGCGAGGACCTCGAACAGACGCTCCTGGACCCGGTCCACGGTCCAGCGATGGCACGACAGGCGATGCTCACGTTCGCCGAGCTCGTGGCCGAGGCGTTGACGGCTGCGAACATCTCGCCCCGCCTGGCCGCCCTCGCGTTCCGGAGGTTGCTGTTCGGCAAGCTCGAGATCGATGGCCGTAGGGTCGCCACGCCGCGCGAGTACGTCGAGGCCGGACTCCGCCCCCTGGACAAGTGGCGGCTGCTCGGCGCCCAGATCCAGCAGTCGTATGGACCGCTGTGGCTGCGTAGTCCGTACCGCCTGCGGTCCCACCGTGAGGACTACGGAGTCCCGCGACCCAAGGACGTGCCGGTCGCGGTCGCGTGGGCGGACAGCCTCGCCGTGCGCGGGTCGGCCTCGAGCAGCATTGAGATCCTCACGACGTGGACGCCGGTCCAGATGATCCAGGTGGTCGAGGTCGCAGCTCAGCAGGCGGAGATCGAACGGCGCGCGGCCGAGCATGCGCGGAAGGGCGGCCGCTGACATGCAGATCCGCAAGTTCGTGATCGCCGTCGTCTCCACCTTCGACGACAAGGGCAACAAGAAGGCCGTCGCGTCGATGAAGGAGACTCGGCGCCAGGCGGCCGAGCTCACGAAGGAGTACATCAAGCTCGACCGCGCGCAGGAGGCCACGGCTCAGAGCGCGAAGAAGATGAGTAGCGCGGCGGACGACGCCGACGACGAGCTCGCCAAGCTCCAGCGTCAAGTCGTCTCACTCGACGAGAAGATCAAGGACCTGAACAGGTCGATCGCCAAGCAGCGCAAGCGGTTGTCGGAGCTCAACACGCGCTCGCTCAAGGACGTCGGCGCGTCGTTCGATGGTGCGTCGGACAAGTTGGGCAAGTTCCGATCGGCGATGGCACCGATCGGCGAGGTCGCGGCGATGGCTGCTCGCGGCATTGCGGCGTTCACAACTGCCGGCGTTGCCGTCGGCGCCGGCGTGATCACGGTCGGCACGCAGTTCGAGACGCTCCGAGCGAGGCTCAAGACCGTCGAGGGCTCGGCCGAAGGTGCTGAGCGGGCCTTCGCGAGGATCCAAGAGTTCACGAAGACGACGCCGTTCCAACTCGACGAGGTGACGACGGCGTTCGTTCGGCTCAAGTCGCTGGGGCTCGACGCCAGCCAGCAGAGCCTGTCGGCGTTCGGAAACCTCGCGGCCGCGCAGGGCAAGAGCATCATCGACTTCATCGAGGCCGTCGCTGACGCGAGCACGGGGGAGTTCGAGCGGCTCAAGGAATTCGGGATCAAGGCGTCGAGCCAGGGCGAGCAGGTCGCGTTCACATTCAAGGGCACGACCACCACCGTGGGCAAGAACGCCGACGAGATCCAGGCCTTCCTCCGGGGTCTTGGTGAGACGGAGTTTGCGGGCGCGATGGAGGAGCAGATGGCGACCACGGCCGGTGCCATCTCCAACCTCAAAGACACGTTCTTCACGTTCCTCGACACCGTCGCTCAGATGGGTGTGCTCGACGAGTTCAAGGCGTTGCTCAGCGACCTGTCTGGCCTCGCTGGGAACGAAGGATTCGCTGGCATCATCGCCGAGGGTCTCGTGATGGCCCTCAAGTCGCTCCGCGAGATACTTGCCAACGTCACCGAGGAAGACATTCGAGAATTTCTCAACACGGCCATCGATCTGGCCAAGTCGCTGGCGGGCGCCGTCGAGTTTCTCGTCGAGGCGTTCAAGTTGTTCACGATCGCCAGCGGTGACGCCGGCAGTTCGGTCGAGAACCTGACGCTCATCGTCTTCGGCCTCGTCGCGGCATTCACCGGGCCGGCCGGCCTCGTCGCGGCAGCTGGTCTGGTAGGCACTGCCATGGGCAGGATGCTCGCCAACGTGGCGCTCGACCTGGACGGAACCAACGATCGAATCGCGGAGTTGGATGCGAGGGTCGCTAAGCTCAGGGCGAACATCAATGCGAGCAACAGGGCCGCCGCCGCGGCCGAGTCTCAAGCAGCTGCTCGGTCAGATGAGATAGATCGCAAGCGGGAAGAGTACGCAAAAAAACGCGAACAGCGGCTCGAACGACAGGCTGGTGGCCTCGGGGCTGGCCTCGTGCGCGAAGACATCAGCGAGGAGGAGCGCGGGTTCCAGGCGCAGTTCATCGAGCTTGGAGGTGAGGAAGCCCAGGCCGCTGCGCGGTCGAAGTTGTTCACCGAGGCTGGTCAGCAAGTCACCGCCAAGATCGCGCAAGCGGAGCGGAAGAAGATCGATGAGGTGGAAGCTCGGGCTCGAAGGGAGGCCCGGCGCGCCGGCAAGTCTCGCGAGCAGATCGACAAGGCCGCACAAAACGCGAGGGTCGGTGCAGCACGAGCAGCCCAGGCCAGCCGTCGCAAGGCATTCGAGGCCGCCCAGAAGACGTTCGAGGAGACCGGGTCCGCCGAAGCCGCTGCGACAGCCGGGGCGGCCCAGGTCGCAGGTCGCGGCAAGAAAGGCGGACTCGGTCGCAGGGGAAAGGCGGACACCTTCTTCGACTTCGAGAAGCGCGTCGAGCGGGCGGCCAGGAGTCAGGCCGAGGTGTTCGCCCAGCAAGAACTCGAGCGCCTGCGGGCCGAAGGCGTGGCCGTCGAGGATGCGATCGCCCAGTCGCGCGCGGCCGGGCGCAAGCGGGCGGAGGTCCTCACGCAGAAGTTCCTCGAGGCCGGCAAGATCTTCGATCCGGGCAAGGAAGACAACATCCTGGACATCCTCGGCCTCAAGGGTCCAGGGTCGGTTCTCGAGGGGCGTCCGGCTCCAGAGGTGCTCACGATCAACATCGCCCCGATCATCAACCTGATCGGCGGCGACTTCAACATGACCGCGACGTTCGAGGGCACCGAGGCCGGCGTGCGCGAGGCGTTGGCCACCGGTGGCGAGACGCTCGTGCAGGAGTCGCTCGCGCCGAACATGCAGCAAGTCCGCGACCTGTTCGATCAGATGCTCGGTCTTCTCGGCGACCGCCTCATCTCGGCGGCCGGCGGTGGTACACAGACACAGGGGCCGCCAGGCTGATGTCGTCGGAGAAGTTCATCGAGGGTCTGCGGATCTTCAGCGAGTCGCAGGCAAAGTCGCGCAGGACGTGCGTCCCGGGGCAGGTCGGGAACATCACCAAGGAAACCGACCGCGATCAGGACGCCGACTTCGTCCCAGGTATTCCGGATCTGGTTGCCGGCGAGGCGGACAGCGGAACCCCGAGCCCCGACGCGCCGCGGCTGAACATCGCGGGCGGCGGGTTCTACATCCTCCTTCCCGTAGCCAAGGGCGACGAGGCTGTCGGGCTGGTCTCGGACCGGGCGCTCGACGAGTGGCGCCAGTCTCGTACACCAGGGCTGCCGCCAGTGTTCGAGCGCATTCAGGACGACTCCGACGTGATGATCGCTCCGCTCGCTATCACGGCCCCGAGCGGCGCGCCAAGTTCGTGGGACGGCCTGACGCTTGGCGGACCCGCTGGACCGTGCATCGATCTCGACGACGTCGGGGCGCTGACCATCACCAAGCAAGGCACACCCGTCGCCACGATCACGCTCGACGCTTCCGGGTCGGTGACCATCGATGTCGAGGTCGGGCAGTCGGTGAACATCGGGGATGGTGCAGCAGCAGCTCTGGCCAAGGCGCAGGACTTACTCACCGCGATCGACTCAGCGATCACGGCTGCGATCACCGCTGCTGCGCCGATCGTGCCGCCCAATGGCGATGGTGGGACCGCGGCCTTCGGCGCGTTTCAGACCGCCTGGAACCTCGTCAAGAACAACATCGCCACGCTGAAAGCGAAGGGGTCCTGATGGCAGATCGACTGTTCGCTAGCACTGGCTCACCCGCGCGCATCGCCGGCGTCCACGTCGACACCATCACGCAGATCTCGCGCAAGCGTGGGTACAACAGGACGACGACGACGCTGGAGACCGGCGCGCCGCTGACGATCCACCGCAAGCGCAAGGCTGAGGGCATCACCATCGAGGTCGTCGCGTCGGACCGTGAGCCGATCGTCGGCGCGATCTTGACCCCGCTGTGGGAGCGCGACCACGCCAGGCAGGTCGAGAAGCGGCTGCAAGCCGCGATGGCCGGCGATGAGGAGATCGAGATCTGGGACGGCACGCAGTACCTCGAGACGCCGCAGGGGTCGCGGGTGTGGGTGATCGACGACATCGACGACAGCCACACTGCCCCTGAGACCGGCGTGTACCGAGCAACGCTGATGATCGGGGAATCGAAGCGCGCGAACACAGCGTTCACATCCGCGCTCGCCGACGTCGATGAGAGCCTCTCGGACGTGACTGGCGATCCGGCAGACCGAGGTCGCCAGAGCGGCAAGACCGTCGGCGTCCCTGCGAGCTTCTGGCCGGCGTAGGAGCATCATGGCGACAGAACTCGATCCAGCACTCGACGGCGAGGTGGGCTCCACGACCACCCAGCAACTCGACGGGACCGACTACAGGATCCGGCTGTTCTGGCTCGCCGAGGAGACCAACACCCCGTGGGGCACGCCTGAGCGACTCGGTGCGGCGGTGGTCACGGACGGAGGGTCGTACGTCGGCGCCGACGGTGACTACCCTGCTATCCAAGCGGCAACGAGCGGCGACGGCGAAGGTGCGACCTTCATCGTGACGATCGCCGGCGGGGTGGTCACGGCGGTCAAGAGCATCGTCACGCGCGGCGACGGATACGTCGCGTTCACCGACACGATCGACCTCGCGGTCTCGGGCGTCACCGAGAACTCCCCGGCCGAGCTCACGGTGTCTCTGGCGTTCGCGGACCCAGGCGTCTGGTCCGAGTCTACGCGCGCGCAGGACGGGACGCCGTTGGTCGAGGGTCAGGTGCTCCGCAACGGCTCCGACACGCTCGCCGGCATGACCACGATCGAGGGAGCTCCGCAGGGTCGGCTTTTGCCGAACGACTACTCGGGCAATTCGCGGGACCCGGGTCGCAACGACCTTGACCCGGAGTCAAACTCGCGGCTGGTCTACGTGACCGCCGAGGAGGCCGGCAGGGCGTGAGCCAGGGCGTGAGCCAAGGCGTCAGCGACATCCGCATCGCTGCCACCTCGGACGAACAGTTCTCCGCCGCGGCGGCGAGCTTGCTCAGCAGCGAGCCACTCGACGCGGGCGAGGTCGCGACTACGGAACGCCCTGAGCATGCGGCGGTTGGGATTGTTGCCGAGAGCCGCGAGCGTACGCATCGCGGCGGCCAACGCTCCCGAGTCCTCCGCTGCAACCGTGATGGTCACCGACGCCGACGCCCCTGCGATCGAGCCGCCATCGGCGCCCGGGCCGAAGTACTCATCGACCGGCACGGAGCCGATGGTGATCTCGGTCCGGTCCTGGCTGTAGGTTCCGACGAGAGGCATGGCTCAGAACCGAGCCTTGTCGTCGCGGCTCATGTCCTCGCGCAGCCGCTCAACTGCGACGGGGTCGCCCGGAAGGTCAAGGCACGAGTCGGAGCGATCTCCATCACTCTCGCTGGAGTCAACGACGATCCGGCCGCCCCTGTGCTCTACCTTGGTCACAGTGCAGCGCGCTCCGTGGCTGTGCCACCGGATGACGTCGCCCACGCCAAGGTCTGCGACGCGGACTTTCTCCCAAACCGAGCCGCCCTCGTCCGAGGACCACGAGCTCGTCAGGCGCCCACCCACCTGCGTCCCTGGCCGGACGTCGGACCGCTCCACCTCGAGTTCGGCATTGCAGGACTTACATGTGACAACGACGTGGGCCCGCCTGAGTACGCGCATGCACCGTCAACCGCACCGAGCCGGGAGTATTCCGCATG